ATGCTAGTTTCAGCAGATGTTTCTTTCCAAGACTTCACTAATTTCTGAATTCCAAGAGTAGCTGCTATGACTGCTACTGCTACCGTAGATAGGTTCTGACTAACATGCGTCATATCTAAACTAGCCAAAAAATCAAGCATGATTACCTTTCATATTTATTTCTTCTTATAGATACTTTTGGAAATACATATAAGAAGACCCTCGTATTTCAGAGGGTCGAAACTGAAAGCCCTGCTTTCGCAAGGCTCTCTAACTATAATCTAGTTATTAGGCGGCGGTATAACCACGAGCAACAAAGTTTGGCCTGTGGATAACGTTTAGCCAGTTACTTTCAAATTCCAGAGCAATTTCTGTTAGACGTTCGTTCCGCCAACTCCATAGGTACATGGGTTCTGCGAAAGTATTTACATAACCAAAACGAGTAGGCGGAGCAAAATAGGTTTTGAACACCCCTGTATCTTCAAACGCAACGAAAATACAATCACCAGCAGTTACTAGACGCTGACCAAGTAGAACATCAGCGACTTCGATGAATTCAATTCCTCCGAATACTACGCGGCGACGTAGAGCCATACCACCAGCACGCTCTTGGGTGATGTTATATTGACCAATTTGCTGGTAGATGTGAGTTTGAGTAACTTTAGGATGCGCTAGTAGCTTGCTCATAAACTCAGGAGAAGCAAAACCAACAACACGAGAAATTACTTGACCTTCGTTAGCAGATGCTTGGAAAGCAGCAATAACTTCTGCACACTTTTGAATTACATCTGTGGTTGCAGTGTTAAGTACAAAGTCAACTTCATTACGGGTTAGGTTATTGTCAGCATAGTAGTCGGCTACAACTGTACCTGCGGGTGAATAAGCCTGACCAGTACCTAGAGTCTTGAAGCGACTTAGTTCCATGTTAACATCGAAACTCTTGCGTAGCTTCTCCATGTGACGTAGCATTGCAGCGGCTTCGGTGTCAAACTCCTTACCTTTGCTACCAGGACGAGTACGGCCTTCTAGCTCTTCAGGAGAGATAGAATCCTTAACGACAAAGTGAGGAACTTCATATGAGTGCAGAGCACGTACTTCACGACCTACGGTCTGAGGTGCTTCACCGCGCAGACGGTCACGCATTAGAACGAGACCACCCTCACGCTTTTCTAGGGTTACAGTCTTGGTAGTTAGTGACTCAGTTTGGAAAAGACCTAGATCACCAAGTAGTGTCCATGTTTGTGGCAGGAGAAGAATGTCATCCGTTTGGTCAACAAGTTGAAAATGGTTCGCGGGGTTGTTAATCATTTTATTATTACCTTTCGATTAAACGGAGAAAAATTCAGCAGTTTCTAGAACTTGGAAACCCTTGGCATCTAGTGCAGCAGCGACATCAGCGGCAGCTAATAGACCAACATTTAGACCACCAGCGTTAACTTGGATTGGACCACGGCGAGCAACTAGAACTTTTGTGTTAGTTGTAGCAGCAGCAGTAGTGTCACGCATAACTACACCGTAGATGTCGCCAGCAGTTGCTGGGACAGTGCCGTCGTCAGCGACTAGATCGCCGATTTTGAATGTCTTAGCAGCGCCGTTGTAAACGACAGTACCACGGCAGTAGCCGGAGCTTGCCCAGTGTTCTTCTTTGAAAGTATTACCAAAAGATTGGTTTTCGATTGCGATTACAGCCATTTATATTCTCCTAAATTACTTAGATTGTTGTAGCTTTGACTTGATTAGCTTGGTTAGAGCAGACTCTTCCTGCCCAGGGCTAGCCTCAGTCTCAACAGAAACACCCTTCTCCACGAATAGGTCAGACTTTTCAACAGCAGTAGCTAGAGCCTTAACAACATCTACAACTGCATTGAAATCTGCATCTTCTAGGCTACCAACAGCCTTAAATAGCTGGTCAGCCTTAGCTTCATCCTTGGCTGCATCGACTAGAGCTTGCTTACGGGTCTTAGCGATGAAAGCAGCCTTCTCAGCCTTAAATACTTCTAGCTCTTGCATAGCAGCCTTTAGTAGCTCTGCCTGTTCTTGAGCTTGTTTTTGAATAGCTTCAAACTGAGATTTTGCAATCATTTCAGTTTCTACTAGCTCTTCAACAACAGTAACTTTTTCAGTCATTGAATTTCCTTTTTTTCTTTTCTTAACAACAGGGCTGGTGCCCTTACCTTTTACCTCGCTAGCGATTGAGGTATTAACATCAGCTTCTGCTGCCTTAGCAACTTCAGTAGATTTCAGAATATCAATCTTTGTAAAAGCCTTTTCTAGCATTTCTTGGTCTTTTAGCAGAGACATCATTACTTGTTCATTAGCTCCTGCCAGAGCAGTTTCTGGACTCTCCATATCCTGCATGGTTTCCAGGAGTTGAAGACTTTCCATATTGTCTTTAATCCACTTTTGATAGTCTTCAGCTGCTTCCATATCTTCGTGAGCTTGAGTATCAGCCTGTTCTCTGTAGCCCATAGCGTAAGCTAACCACTGCGCGTCCTCTTCTAGCAAATAGAAAAATTTGCGAAGAAAATCTGGGAGCTTCATGGTGATATTTACAGCTTGAACTTTCTCAATAAACTCCTGAGAGAAATTAGAACGAAGAACCAGTGCATAATCAGCTTTATTGGCAGGACCACCGTTTAGAGTCTTTGAAGTTGAAGCGATATGTGCATTTTCACCAGAAAAATTAATATCACTCAGCTTACGTTTTGCTTTCATATTATTCCTTTGTTAGTCGTCTAGGTTTTCAACCTTAGCTACAGCGCCGATTGAGATACCGTTGATCTCCCCAGACTTAACCAGTTCCCAAGTCTGATCATCATTTATTTGTAGTTGCATAAGCCAAGTTCCCTTTTTAACAGCCTTATCCCCAATAACCATGTCTGCCGGGGCGATGTAGGATTCAATAGGGGTGAAAACATCTGTTGGGTAGATGTGCCACAAGTTAGCCAATTTACGTTGCGTAGCAAGCTGCTGGTTAAATGACTCTTTAGCTTTTCTAATTTCATCAAGAGATGTATAATCACCCGTAGCATCAACCCCTTCTTGCATCGCTACGAAAAGCACTTGTCTTAGCTCATTGTCAGTTTGCATAGAGCACTCCTGTATTTATTCTAATATGACTACTCTATGAATTTAACCATAGATTATAGCCTATTATTTTAGCATATGAAATACTGTTTGTCAAATGAATTAAGAAATAAGGAAGTAATTTCTTACCTCCTTAAATCTATTTACTCTACGCTTACTAATTTCAAACCAAGCCTGTCTAAAGCAGCTAGAGGCTCTTCTTCTGTGATACTAGAAGTGTCTAGTAAATCTACTAGGTCTTGCTTTTGAATATTAAACTCTTTGTTTAAACCAGTAGATTGACAAATGCTATCTAAAACATCTGCATCAGATAAAGCATCAACGAACTCAGAACTAATAAACCCAGAACTAATCCAATGCGTAGCTGGTAGGGTAGCATCTGAAGATAATGCTGTAGTAAACATACCATCTCCAGCAGAACCAGCTAGAGCAGAGCACAGCTGTCTGGCTAGTTGTACTTTAGAGTCCTCTACAATAATACATCTGTGAACCCAGTTAACAGTATTAGACATTGTTTTTCATCTTTCTTACTGGAGTAGTAATCGCCTGCATAACAGTCATACCTGATTTGATTCTAGATTTAACTGTAGTTGCAGAAATATCATTTAGTCTACAGAACTCGGATAGACTGATTGATTTCGCAATAGAATCCATTCGCTTAATAGCTTCTTCGTTTGTCAATCCATTCTTTGTATACCAATATAATCTCGGTCCAGCAACACCAATCTCCTTAGCCCAAGCAGAGACAGACTTAAACTCTCCATTGTATTCATAAAGTTTAATCTGTGAATTTCCTGCGTCGATAGCATCTTGAACAGACATACCAGCCATAAGAACTCTGGATGTCAATAAAGAATAATCAAAACCTGTCTTTTCAGAAATTTCAATTAAACAAAGACTTTCACCGTTCCAATCATACTTTGGTACAATTGCTCTTTTTGTCTTTTTCATTTTCTGAATAGTTTCTTCTGAAAATTTTCTCCCAAGATTACTACCAGCAACTTTACAAGTGTTAAATTCAGGAGTGTACAAATCTAGATATGATTGCTCATAAACTTCCTTGTCCTGCTTTTCACAGACTAATAGAACTTCAAATTTAAAAGTATCCTCGCCGTACTTATTCCAGCAGTTTTGCATATATTTAGAATGATGCGTACCCGCTTTAAGTTTCCAACGATGCTCTTTCCATCTCTGTTTGAACTTTTTAGTACTTCCGATATAGAACTTACCATTAGCTAGACAAGTTATTTTGTAAACACCTGCCAGTTTAAGAATATCATTCACCTTGTCCCTTTCTGATATAAGTATTTAGTAACGTTCTTTGTTTCAGTCTCAGTCATTGATCTGTTTAAAATTATTAACCCAGAATGAGTTGTGCTTACATTATAGGTATCACCAATGGTTTGACCAGTTAAAATAGTAGAAGAGCCTCCAACTGAACCTCTCGTTATAGTACAATTAGAACCAAGCGCATTTGGAAACTTTACAATACTTACGTCATCAACCATATCATATTTAAGATATTTAGGAAATCCCGCAGTGTCGTAGTCGGTGTCGGTGTTGACGCGCTGGTAGTCGGGGATGTTGACGCCGGTGTTGGTGGGGCGAATATCAGGGTGCCAGATGTACCAATAACTTCCAATAGGAACAAGACCTGTATTACCAAAATAGAAAACTAAACCGTTCCCTGTAGATATACCACCCGTTACCGTGATTTTTATCTTTTTCCAACCACCATCAAGACTTATTACATCCCAACTTCCATACTGATTTGATCCACTTACACTTGTGGTCCGTACAGTAATCAAATTAAGTGCTGTGGTAGTGTTTCTTACAAGCGCTGTCGGGGTAAATCCGGCTCCGGTCTTTAGGTATATAACATATTCAAAAGAAGTAGCCACTGCCGTAAAAGACCTGGCGGCAATTACATCGGCGGCAGTGGTTAATTTTGTTGCTGTATTTTCGCCGTTTGGGGCGGATGCAGCTTCGTAAGTCAACTTATTTCCCCATGCCCAATTCGAATCAGAAAAATCCTCCGTCTTCGTCAGCAAATTCACCCTTGCCGACAGCACTGGGCGAGAGGTTGCCGTTGTCTGGCTGGCGTGCTTGCCGGGGAGTTCGCGGACGGAGATGTTTGTAAATTTACAGGTATTGGTTGAGCGCGTAAAAACTCTTGTCTCAATATCTGACGATGCCAACACGATCGCAAAAATCAACCCATTATTTGATCTTGACGGAACCGGCGAACCACCAAAGTCTGTGCCGACAAAACCAACAGTACCTGTACCGCTGTATTCTGAAACTTCAGCGGAAAGGATGTAATAGGTGCCGACTTTTTTTACCAACCCAACATTCTGCGTATTAAATGCAGCGCCACCAATAGCAGGGCCTACCCAAGTCGATAACGTAGTGACATCAGTCTGCACCAACCCCTTTGATTTATCCAGCATCAGCCCCACAGGCTGCTCCACCGCAGTGACAGGGATAGTCCCTGCTGCGTCTTGGTAGAGCGTGCTCATGTCGCTGGGGTCGTACCAGACGCCTTGCTCGCTGTTTGCGAACAGTGACTTGATGATAGTTACTAATGCTCTTTGGCTAGACGGCTTACGGGACTTTAAAAGTCTATTTATTGCCCGCATAATTAAGCCTTATCGAAATAGCAAACCTGTACGTTTGTTGTTGCTGTACGTGCAATCAGCTTTACGTTAGCTAGTACAGAATCTACATAGAAAAATACACCATCATCAATACGCAAACCAACTGTAGCAGTAGGTGCAGTAGTACCATCTAGGGTAAGACTTACAGCATTACCATCAGCTTGAATCATAGCTGCTACAGCACCAGCAGGAACTGTAAGCGTAGATACAGCAGCAGTAGTTACACTCAAGGTTTGACGACCTACACAATTACGCACAGGTACAGAAACAGGGATAGGATTACCTGCACCATTGCTAATCTCTACTTCAGAACTTACAGTAGCAGTTGCTGTAGTTGCAAGCCTACCTTGTGCATCTACTGCTAGTGGTAGAATAGTATCCGGTTGACCTGCTTGTTTATATACACCTTCAATTACAGTAGACATTTTATTTCCTTAAATTATTTTGTTAATAGTCTTAACTTTATTTGTTAAGCAATTATGCTGCATTGTCAGCATTACTTACAGATGCATCACCAGATGCTCCTGTTGATTCCCCAACTCCATTATTCATTCCCTCAGCCATACCCTCGCCACTTCTTGTAGTCTTATTAGGTAATAAAGACTCCAACTCTTCTTGTGTTGTAGTTTCCGGTAATCTGTCAATTCCAAGACTATCAAGAGTCTTATTGATAACATCAAGAGTCTTTGGAAGGAAACCAACAGCACCCGAACGTTGAAGAGCTTTACTGTACGATTCAAGATCAGTTTCAGCTAGGTTCTCAAAGTCAATCTTGCACATACGAGCTACATTCCAACCATTAAGTTCATAAGTCTGCTTAATCAAGTCTGAGTTAATCTGCTCCATAATAGAACGTAGCATAGTTTCAGCAGCCATTTGAGTAAGGCTCATCTTGTTAGTAGATAATGCAAATGAACCTGTGGAACCTTGACCTAGAATTAGAGTATCAGCAAACAATGCAGTGTAGATAGCATTCTTATAATAATCTTTTACTTTAGACGTATCGTAGTTCTTTTTACCGTCTGTAGCAAGTAAAGAAATATCAAAGAGATTGGAACGAGTTTCTGGATCAAATACCTGTGGGAGAATAATTCCAGACTGCTGGTTTACTTGGATATTACGTACTAAGTTCTTATAACCCTCATAAGCTTGCTTAACTTCTAGACTTGCGTCTGCTGCCATCATTTGCGCTGGAAGTCGGAGAACAACTGTTCCGTTCAAATCTTTAACAATACCGTTAGATTCTAGCTCTTCAATCGCAGACAAATATCTCCAAGACAAGTAAGCATCACGAAGCATACTCTTACCGAAAGGATCACCCTTATGCCTACCATGCCGGAACAGTAAGAACTTCTTACGAGCAAGGATTACAGTATTATTAGCACGAGCAACAAACCTGTTATAAGGGTCATAGGTATTAGTCAAATCCTGCTTTACGCCGATAATCTCATTACCATCTTGGCTAAACTCAAACTTCTCAATGGTTTCTTGGTTACGGATAGGGAGTTTCTTCCAAGCAATCAAACCATCGTTGTACTTGCTACCATTAGAGAAGTAACGCTTACGATATACTTTCTCAGTTACGCAGAAACCATAGATATTAGAAGTCAAAGCATCTTTGATAACGTCACTGAAAGGATGCTCCATGTCATCTAGCATTTCAGCAATAATCTTAGCTTGCTGCTTTTCTTCTTCTGTAGCGTTAGCTGGTGGTACTACGCGATAAGTAGCTTTACCAATGATGTTTTCAAACAAAGTCAAAGGAGCAGCGATAGCAGAGTGATAAGACATCTGTTTGAAAGTCTTAATACTCTGAGGCCAGTTTAACTCTTTCTTGAGTTCATCGTCAGTAACACCATTGAAGATATTAAGACCAGAGTAACCAGTTTCAGATAACTTAAATCGTTCAGGTTGATCTTGAGGCAATGCCTTTGAAACCTCCTGAACTTCTTGAGTAGTTTTGGTAGTTTTTGAAGGCATTAGCCTCTCCTTATTATTTAATTAAAACCAGTTGGAAGACACATTGATGTAGGTATGATTGAGTCTTGCAGGCCGAAGGTTTGGGTTGTTGGGGTGGATAGGTCTGTGGGTACAGAGAATACTGGTAAATCGACTCCGCTATTTAGAGCTTCTACGCCTAAGCTGACAGCATCACAAATATCATCGTGACCGTTATTCTTTTTACCGTTAAATCTTTCCGCTTCTTCAAACCATTCTTCATTCCAGTCCGCTTCAACAACACGGGAATATCCAGCCTCAGCAAGAGCAGAGAATGGTAAAAAGCGTTGAAGTTTATTTTTATTAGAACGAATCACCTTACAGTAAACACCGACTTCAGCGATTCTTTTACGTAGGTGGTCAACATACGCCAAACCAGCGGAGCCGGGGTCGATGTTAAGAACTACGAAAGTCCCAGGTGGGTCAGATTTAGCACAGTCAAGAATTAACTCTTCAACCTTGTGAGGTCTTTCTCTTATCGATTTAATATCTTCAAGAGTTACATAACCTTCAGCATCACGGGAAATCAAGGTTCCCCTAGTCCAGTCACTATCGGGTGTAGCAGAGGAAACTGGTGTACTTGCAGTATCCCACGATCTACAGCGCCTTAAAACTTTATACGGGGCTACAGGTATGATCTCTGAAAAGTGTCTTTTATAATATCCAGCCTCCTCCTCACGACAAAACCAGGAACCATCTAAGAAGATTTTCTTTTTAATAGGTGGTAAAGCCAGCAAGTTATAGTAATAATCTTTATTATTACGCATAAGTGGCAAATTTTCTGTAACGTGAGCACGGATAGCTCTAAAACTACGAGGAACATCCTTCCCGTGAATAGCTTCAGCTTCTTCCATTGTGTCATACCAAATAAACTTACCGTCTTGGACAACATAATAACGCTCAATATTTGAACGCTCCGGAATTGGAATACCTTCTGAATCTAGGTAGAAGTCCTTGATTAAGTCACCAATTGGATGACCGTACATTGGGTTCGTAGCCCAATACATTCTTGGCTTATATTTAACTTTTGCGTTACGTAAACGCCCCATGAGTGGCAAAATCTGTGTTTGAAAGTCAAATAAAGTTGCTTCGTCAAAATAAATACATTGTTTTCGCATTAGGTCGTTAATCTAATACCGCTTTCGCTGCTGCACATCCCTATGCAGATAAGACTATATCATGTTCCAACAATGGAACCCTCCTATTTCGGATCACTTGACCCTACGCCTTACGGCTAGTCGTTG